CCGTCGATGCAGATGTTGATGCGTTACTTGCTTGCGTTGAAGCCGTGGATGCAGATGACGCCGCAGCGGTGGCTGAGGTCGCAGCGGCAGTAGCCGATGTTGCCGCAGCGGTGGCTGAAGTTGCAGCAGCAGTAGCCGATGTTCCCGCGGCTGCCGCATCAACAATCAAGGCCCATTTAGCAACGTCTGTATTTGACGATATGGGTTGCGATCCACTGGACGTATGTGCTGTCAGACAAATATAAATGTTACTGTTTGAAGTATCTTTGACGATATCACGCACAACGAATGCGGTACTAGTCGCCCAATTACCCTTAAAAGTTCCTATTTCGTGTGCGGATATAGGCGCACCATTAACATCAAACGAAACTATTTTTAGAGCGCGATCAGCCGCATTAGGTAATTCAACCAATGCTGGTTCAGAATTAGGGCCGCGTATGGATCGGGATAGATTTTCATCTAACTGCTTCAAACGAACAGCATTTTTATCAAGAGTTGTGTTTAAGGTGGTAACATTAAAAGGGCCAGCCGTAGGAAAGTCACTTGATCTGCCAAGTGCCATACTTAACACAATGGCAATTTTATCGTTAACAGACGCCCCAGTTACTAAAGTAATCGTGCCGCCATCAAACCCACCGTCGCTAGTTGTAACGGGCGTTACGGTGTAATTCGTTGTTTTAGTTAATAAAACATTATTCTGATAAACGAGTAGATCGTCTTCATCAAAAAATTCAAACGCAACTGTAAACACCGTTTGACCGGCAGAGGCGGTAAAATCTGCACGCGTTGATGTGGTGCCAATGGTAATGTGAGCCATCTTAGTTCTCCAATGCCTCGCCTATTTGTCTTTGCGCTATATCGACAACCCCATCCCACCAAATCAGGTTATTGTATGGAGTAAGTCTCCTGATCGATCTAGCTACGTCACTTGCTTCTGCATCTGGGCTTGTCAACGACCATATGAAATCAAAACCTAACGAACCTACTGGCCCAAAAACCTGACCTCCTCTTTGGGCAATAGTAGGATTCTTCCAAATAGGGTCAACTCCCATTAAGGGGCGCATCCCTATGTTATGACCGCTTATAACTTCCGTCATATTGTTCAAATCAAATATTATCCCGGTCACTCCAGAATAATCTATTGCTTGCACAAGTCTATCGATACTTAATAGCGCTCTGTCATCGTAATCAGGTGACTTCCACATATCGACAAAGGAACCAATAGCAATCATGCTTGTTATTGCTTGCAAGGTGTACATGTCTCTTTGCTGCAAGCCAGCCATAGTAATCTGGTGTGTCGCAGTAAGCGCGAAATTCTTAAATTGAGTAGCTAATCCACCTATATTCGTACTCATAAAATTTAAGCGCGTATTCGGACCGGGAGTAATAACTGCATTCTCTGCTTCAGTAGCCAATGCAGTACGAAATTTGCGTACCAATGTTTTATCAGTCCATTGGTTAGTCGCGGCCAAATAAAGGATATCCTCTTTTTGCGCGCCTGCCGCTTGCCATTGCTTATAAATATCTTTTAATTCTTGCTTACCAAGACCAGCACGATTTATCCATAAATTCTCAGTTCTGCTTAACCTTTTACCTGTAGCTACCTTCTCTGCTGTTTTAATAATATTTGACTGCATAACAGAGCCAGTGAACACCTTCAAAAAATCTGTGTAGGGCGTTAGCATATTAACAAAGAAAAGACGATCTACATTTCTCGCAGTAAATTCTTCAGCTTTATTCAATGGGGTATATAACTGGTCAAAATCCATAAGCTGTTCAAATCTATAACGAGTTGCCAGATCGGAACCAAGGCCCGCTTCCTTCGCTTCATTTCCCGCTAACTTAAAGGCATGCCTGCCGGATGTTGCCTTTGCAAAAGCTGCACCAAACATCTGTCTCCAGCCAAGCGCCATCTGTATTTTGCCCAAGTCTGCAAGCGATGCAATAATAGGTTGCCCCATTAAAGACAGCGCCATCCAATGTTTAGTAAATTGTGTAGCCCTATAATCAAGTGCAGATGGATCACGCGGTATTCGATAAACACCCAAAACCTTATCGCGTAAATCCTCAATAGCTCCGATTGTATCTGCCCTTTCCTGCTCTAGCGCTATTCGTGCTTGACCTGTTGCCGCGTCTATCTGGTCGTCCATCATCCGAGTTAAGGCATCAAGCTCAACTGTCATTGATGGATCGCCATCGAATCTACGTCCGATCTCTATACTTACAGCCATACGGCGGTGGTACAGACGCATAACCTTGGATGGTTCAGTCTCTATAAATTCTCTAACAAGATGTGGTGGGATATTTATCTTTCGGGATAACGCGTTGGTAGCAGTGCCAAAATTGGCGCTTGTACCATCAGCTATCATGTTTTCAATATCTTCAAGCACCTCTCTGATAGCCTTTAAATTTTCAGATAGCTCTTTTTTTAAGGTGTCATCGATAGAAGTTTTTAACTTACCTAACCCGCTTATTGTAGCCTCATCTATATTTTCACCCCCTATCTCAAACAAAAATCTTTTAAAGAATGGCGTTAAAGCCTGTTTTACTTCTACCTGTAGATTTGCTTTTCGCGGCGCTCTGACTTTTGCATCCTTAACAATCGCCTCAAAATCATCTATCCACTTTGCGGCGCTAGATTTTTCTACTCCAGCATCCTCCATAATCCTTTTTAACACCGGCACAAAGCGGGAAAATTCTCCCTGCCCCAATATGCGTCCTATTGTTTCGTCTATTCTTGCCTGTAAGGTTCCATCTTTAACAAATTGATCTTCCAGTATTTTAGCCAAATCTGCGCGTCTGGCCTGTACCTCTTGCGTCTTCCATATTATAGGCCAATGTCCCAGACTTGGGTCATTCTCCATTTTTGGTAGTTCGCCACCTTCTCTTGCATGCTTTTGCATTCTAGTTATTTTTTCTTTAGCGTCTTTAATTTCACCCACCAACCCATTGATCCTCTTAACCATCACCTTTTGAGTTAAAGGGTTAGCAATAGAAGGGTTATAGGCCATTCGCGCTTCTTCAAGTCTCTTTTCTAATCTCCTAAGTTCAGCCTTTGCTGTGTTTAATCCAAATATTCCAACGTCTTGCCCTTCCCTCCCCATGTACTCCATATATTCTTTCATGCCATCTGCGGCATCGATTACACTTTGAACATAATTTTCATGCTTGCCCTCTATATGCACAATGGTCGTATTGTCAGGTTTTGGGTTTGTGTAATAAGAAAATAAATCTTCCTCAAATTCGGCCTGTCGCTTGCCTGATTTTACGCCGGGAAGAGACCGACCCAAGGCCCCCATTGCAGCACCAATATCTGTCTGGTTCTTAATGGCATCCACAGAAACCCCTTCGCTTAACAAAAACCCATCTGTTACCCGTTTGTGAAAATTAACAAGAGCTACATTATGTAGTAGGGCTCTCGCATGGGCGCTCTGTGCAGTTGGTGTATCAGCAAGATTGCCCTTGGTGTATAGACCGGGACTTCCAGCAATTTCATCAGCAAGTCGCCTAAGACGATTTCCTAGTATCCCACCGAATTTTGTATTCTTTAAAAACATCCAAGGGTGTTGCGTTGTCCTCCATTTTTCCAGACCAACGCCAGTTTCAATTAACTCAGAGCCTTCAGCGTATGAATCACTAATAGCCGCATACCGCTGAAACATTACATCATCTTGTTCTATCTCTTGAAGTCGGACATTATATTCTGTAACTGTCTCTCCTTCCCTCATTACAATCCAGTCTCTCAAGGGCGCACCCGGCTTACGTGGCAATATAGCTTCGACAGAATTGGGATGGACACCTTGAAGCTCATTAACCGCGTCAACAACTGTATGTCCTGCAAAATAGTTGTTAGCCAGCTTGTCTAAATTCCTGGCACCTATTTTTGCAATACTTCCACCCAATAACCCAGCCAATACTGTCGCACCGCCAATAGCCAATGCGCTTTCTTCTGCGGTACTAGTCGGGTCGATATTTGCTCTGGCTATTTCAAACGGAGCGAAAGAAGCAAATGAAGCTGTAGCAGTTTGCTTAAAACCCTTAGCAAAAGTAGCCGCCTTTGCAAAAGGAACGGGAATAATATTAATTGGATCAGCAATATTAGCCATAAGTCTTGGCAAGAATACCTCTGACTGAGCTAATCGCTCGCGCCTCAAATTATTTTCATCGTATAATCTTTTTTCAAATTCAACCTCACCGGGGGATCGGGCGCTCCAAAAGATATGAATAGGGTAATCACCCAAATCAGCATCCCTAAAAGCATTAAACCCGCGTACAGGGGTTAAATCTATGTCACCCGCATCAAACTGTCGGGTCATATCTCTAGAAACAATATGCTGACCTAGAAAAGTATCCAGCATATAAGCATCATGAAAATCATCTGCATGCCTTAACCCATCTGGGCGTCCTCTTGTCGAGATGTAACGGTTTAATTCATCGTCGAACATAGAACGTGACGTAGGGAACGGCGGGAGCGGCCTTAAAAAAAGGTCATCCATAATCTAGCGACCTGGGCGATTACTTGGGTGAGGGTAGATGAGTGGCTCTTTATATTTTCCGCTCCCATCGCCGCCTATTGATATATCTAAATCCGCTACTCTGCTATTTTGCCTTCTTTGAATACCAAGAGAATTTTCTTTATTGCTTCTTTCGCTTATTTCATAAATAGCATTCGGCCAATCAGGTACGGCTTTATGAAGATTTTTATAAAAAGACGTTCCCTTTTTAATGTAACTAGGAGATTGGTAATGCAAATCAGCTAACACGCCCAACTGCAAATAATTTAAATCGACATTTTCATAAAGTTTTTCTACCGCGCCCATATGGTACACCATAAGGTCATCTGTAATTTTTTCTGATAGGTCTAAAGAAAAATGAGACATCTCACCAGAATCTATTCTGCGGTTTCTCTCACTATTCATTTGTTTATATACTTCTCTACTGTTAAGCCCTTGAGATTTTAACCCTTTTTTATATTTTAATAACCCCGCCCCGTCCTTTACTAAACTCTTATAATATTGTTCAGCCTCATCATTTAATAATTTAGTGTTCATTTCTGGCGATCTTACAGATAGCTCATCAATTCT